GTCGGTGCCAAACGTGTCATAAAATCATTAATAAAAGCATCCCATATTTTATCTCGCATCGTTTGACTTTCACTTTGCTCTCTTGACTTAAAATAATCGTCAATAATGAGCATATGACTTCCTTTTCCAGCTGCACCGCCTAAAAGGGAAGTAGCAAAAAAATTGCCCTCTGTTTTATAGTCTGGATGTTTAACGGTCCAGTGGTCTGCGGTCTGTTTATCAAGTTTTATTTCTGGGTAGATTTCTTTATACTCTGGCTGTAAAAAAACTTCTTTCGCCTGATTAGAAAATAATTGCGCCATCGGTTGACTGTAGGTAGTTGAAATAATATTATGGTCTGGAAATTCTCCTAAAAATTTAGAAGGTAAGTATCTTGATACTATTTGGCTTTTGCCCTGTCTAGGTGGGCAAGCAATAGAGAGGTAAGAGGATACACCATTTCTAAAATTTTCGATTGCTTTATCAATTTCATTACAGATTCTTGAGGTGTGGAAGCCGATTTCAAAATCATCCATCGATTTCCAATTGTGTTGCATAAAATTTAAATGTGATTTTCTACAAATTGGCCTTATTAATTCATCCATAATGCATCCTATTTCTTATACTTGATAATGTTCCCTTATCTTTATTTTATCATAATTGCATTAGGATAGCTAAAAGATTTTCATCATCCGGATCCGGTTCTAATTTTAAAGAATAAGAACCGCAAATATCAATAATTTTTCCATTTTTTATTTTAATAGTTCCTGCACTTTGAATATTTTTATCTGTAAAATGTCGAAAAATTTCTTTATGTTCTTGATGAACAGGAAAAAGAATTGCTTCGTTTTTTTCAAACCTTAGATATTTAATTTTCATTTTTGATTTCTCTTTTTATATTTCCAGTAAATTTAAAATTACTACTTTCATTTAGATATTCAGATATTTTAAAAGTGCTGTATTCTAAAGCATACTTAATTTGCATTAGTGGGTTTGAATAGCTGTCTTTTATATACTCATACCGGAAAGATAATAAAAACTCTTTTAATAATTTTAATCTATCATCCTGCTCCATTTTCTGAAACTTGTAAATTAATTCTTCAATTTCTTTTTCCATAACTACTCCTAATTGTATATAACACTATAGATTCTAATCTGCTTTTAAACTGCCTAAACCCCTAGGTTATCTGATATGGTTCATTTCCGCTTTTCTTATCAAGTATAAATAATTAATAACTAACATTCTTAAAATCCTTAAACCCCTAGGTTATCTGATATGGTTCGTGGCGGTTTTGTTATCAAGTATAAGTTTTTTCCGCTCTCGTTCTATAGTCCTTAAGGGTATATTTAATTCTTTAGAAAGCTGATTATTACTAATTAATGGATTGTTAGTCAATGCAAAATTAATAAGAGAATTTTTCTTGTCTGCTTTCTCTTTCCTTGCTCTGCCACTTTTTAAACCTCTCTTTCTCTGAATTTCAATAAAATCTCTTTCAGTAAAATTGTTAAATATCCATCTGGCTACACTTCTTGACATAGAAACTATTTCTGATTGATGTAACGGCACATGAAAGCCAGTATTGTAAGCCATAGCTTGCCGTGTGACGATTTCCAGCCATAACCCATAGTTTATATCAAAATGCTTTAAAAAAGCTCTGTACGCCCATTTCCTGAGGTATGAGAACAAATTAACGTTTCTGCCAAACCCTACATTGGGTAAATTTTTTCTACGGTCTTTATACGGTTCTAGATTTACATAATCACTTAATAAATCAAGGTTATATAATTCTTTTTCGTATTGATAAACATTCCAGTGTGTTGATAATGGATTTTTTGAAATTAATCCAGCATAATTTGGATCCGCTCCAAACTCTTTGATTAATGCATTCTCAATTGATGCTAAATATCGAATAGGTTTTTTTCTTGAATCTAAGGCATTTACACGGACCGGAGTATCCAAACCAAAAAATAAATGAGCGTGAAAATTGGATTTGTTTTCTGCAACTATGTTAGGCGCTGGCAATGGTTCATCTTTCCAGTCAACACCACCACCTGCCCGATCTATATCAAGAACAATCCATCGATAATGAGTATACGGATTATGTTGAATATATTTTTTAGTGATTGCTTCAATCTGCGGAACTTTAAATAATCCCTCTTTAAAACTATTTGTGGAGTATGGCCTTTTAGGTATACAGTCTTTAAAAAAAGTTAATTGACTTGACACATTGTCACCCCTTATGTTGCATAACAAGATTAAATGTGTTACAATTATCTTGTTCTTTTGGAATCCCTTGACTGCAATCTTCTCACAGATTTATATAGCAGTTGAGGGATTTTTTTTTGCCCTGGTTAATTCAGTTCATATTCTAACATAAAATCATTCATTCATTTAATACATTTCCTATATTAAAGACAATTCGTTATTATCAAGTATAAAAAAACCCTCTTTAAAATATAACTTGAAAATACTTTAAAGAGGGCCTAATAGACTTTTTTGAATTAAAAAATAAAATTTATAAGGTTACAATCTTTGAAAATCATAATTTTGCACCGGATTTTAAAAAGTTATCCGCAAATTCCTTTTGCGTTTCTTTAAGTATTGACAGTTCATTATCATTAAATAGATCGGGGATGTTTACAATATTTTTTTGAAACTTCCCTTCAACATCCTTTAAAGGAATAGCGCCCGGATCCGTTTGAAGTATTGAGTTAATTTTATTGACAATATCGTCTATTTTTTCACTGTTTTTAAAATGCCATTTTGGGGGAAGTTTTTCAATTGCTTTTTTTACTGTAGGTCTTAGATCGGCTTGAGTCTCACTGTCTAACTGTGAAAGCATTAATCCGGCTTCAGCTTGAGACATCCATACTTTTCCCTGGGCAAAATCCCGCATTTTCTTATTGACAGATGTCTTATCCAATAAAAATGCTTCAGCTTTTCTCTTTTCCAATTCTGCCAATTCAGCAGTTGGATCCGCTGGAAACTCCTTTTCATATTCTGTCTTAATATTTGAAATTTTATTTTGATATGTTTGCAGTAATTCCATTTTTTTATTCTGGATTGTATCAATTTGAGATTTTATAAATGAGTCTTCATATTTTTGGATATCTACGGCACTTAAACTTTTTCTTGCCAAACTACGTGTTTTTATAAATTCTCTGTTGATGCCATTCAAAGATTTTAAATCAAATAACGGTAATAATTTACCCTCTTTTAATTTTTCATAAGAATAAGAATATCCTTTTATTTTTTTTAAGTTTAACGGCTGTCTTAAAGCTTTGGTAAAATTAGATTTAGCAACTTCAGTGTTTCTATTTGAGGTTAGGATATAATCTTCAATTTTAGTTTCTAATTCGTCAAAAATATTTCTCATAAGTTCCCTTTAAGGTTTAAATTTAATACTGGAATTTCTATTTCTGGAAATTCTTTTCCAGTAATTTTGGTATATATGGATTTCTGTTTATTGATTAAATTTCTTAATCGATTTCTATCATAGGAAAAATCTAGCAAAAATTGATGATTTGGAATAGACTTAACTTTATATTCATATTCTAATGATTTTACACATAAGACGATATTATCAAGTATATTTTTTTCCAGTTCCAAAACATAACGAACTGTTGATTCTGTGCATTTAAAAATGGTTTTGAACTGCTTAAACCTATGCACAATTTCATCTTTTTTATCACCATCAATATTTTTTTTAACTCGGTCAAATAATTCTTTCTCACATTGAGAAAGCTTTTCAGGCTTTTTAAAAGGTGAAATATTATTCATATAAAAATAGCAATTATCTTGTTTTTTACAATGCAATTTTTTTTTCCTGAAATAGGTCTTTAGCTGGCTTATGTTTATTGATTGCCGTAACAATATATTTTTGAAAATTTCTTTCTTTCTCTAATTCTTTGACATACTCAAGAATTTGAGGGCTGTCTTTGTATACTACTTTTTGCTTGAAATCATACTTTTCTTTTTTGCTTTCTCTGCGGTTTTTAACATTAGATTGCAATTGAGCAAATATTAACTTATCTTCAAACTGAAGATTTAAATTATCATAGGTTTTTACTTTGGGTAGTTTTTTATTTTTATAAGGGCAATTATTAAGAAACTGGCACTGTAAATCTCTATATAATTTATTAATAAAAGAATATTTCATTTTCCTAATGACTCCAATACTCTATCGATTTTCTGTTCAATTTCATTTTGTTTTTTAAACTTCATTTCTTTAAATCGCATTTCATCTTCATGCTTTAATACTCCGATAATTAAATTAATTGCATACATTAACCTTCCACCCTTATCAATTGGTATCATTTCATTCTGCATTTGATTAACGATGGTTGTCATAGCTTTTTTAGCTTTTTTAAGAGTACTGAAATTATGATATATCTTTCTAGGTTGTGGGGGAATACCCCCCTTAATAATTTCATTTTTTTTATCATTTAAAGCCATATATAGCGTTTATTTATAGATTTTATGAATTCATGAGATTGAGTCTCAAAGTTTAAATCCTTTATAGACTGTAGTTTTTATCCTGGCACCTTCACCACCGGATTTATTAGCATTCTTACTACGTAGATAATCACTTATCTTGATTTTATTCTTTGGCTTTTTTTCTTTTTCTGCCATATTTTTTTTCAAACTGTAGATATTGGATAGCGCCCTGAAGACGTACACTAGAGAAACTTTCATCCAGTCCGGCTTCTGTCTGCTCTTTTAAATCATCTAAAAATAAATCAGCAGTTTTTTTATCTGCCAGCTTTTTAAATGTTTCGAGTTGTTGATTTTTCATTTGATTTCCTTAGTTCTTCTTTCACTTCACCCCAAGCAGTTAAATAATCTTGTTTCCCGATGAAAGCTAAAAAATCTTTATCCCTTCTAACTTCTGAAACAGGAATATTTTTTTCTTTTGCGTAGTCGGCTCTAAATTTTTGCTCTACTAAATATTTTATATAGTGCTCAATTTTAGCCCTGCCAGCTTCCCGGTAAAATTCAGAAATAGAAATATTTTCTTTTTCGATTATGTTTTGAATTGCGTTTTTATCTGTTTGGGTAATTCTAAAATTAACAATTTCGGTTCTCTGCTCTGCCATAGATAATTCCTGTCCTTGATTTGTGTATTACAAGGATCTTTACATTAATATTTACAATGGTCAAGAACTTTTTTAAAAAAATAGAATAAAAATGAAGGGAAAAACCTATACTTGATAATATTCGATTGTCTTTAATCTAAGGTCATATTTACCGGTACCTTGGTACCGGTTATTACCGGTTATTAAAAGGTGTCTCTGGGACAGGTAAAAAGCTCCGATTATAGATCATATTTACCGACTACGGTAGGTAAATTTTTCCTTTTATCTTGGAGGAACCTCCAACATACTTACCGACAGGTTCCTGTCGGTACTTAACCCTGATCTACTACAGTGACCTTGGTCACGGTTATTAAATCCTGTCCTATAATCGGGGCCAAGGCTCCGATGTTTTTCTTTTAATGGCTTTTGGAGAGCACGCTCTCCTGTTCTATCATCGGGACCTACGCTCATATTTTTTTTAAACGTTGCTCTACGGCCATTCTGAGAGGTCTGCAAATGTAACATTTTGTTAATTTTGCAAATGTAAGCCTTCAAGGTTTACATTTGCAGAATATGTTAATTGACTTTCTCTGAGAGATATTTAAATCCTTTTTCATCGTCATCGGTGCGGACAAATGAAATTAACTGGATTACTTCAGATAACCGGAGTTTATTTAAAAGTTGTTTGATAACGAAATAATCATTCATTTATTTTTCCTTAATTCCATAGGTATTGATATTTTATCTAAAATTTCTTGTTTTTTACAATCTGTTTTTAATACTCCGGATGTATTAAAAAAGTCGTCTAACTCTTCCCCTGTCAATTCTGAATGGTCATACATTCTAATTGTTATGCTTGGATCCTTATGGTTTAATAATTCACCTATTGCCCTGAAAGATTTTCCAGACTGGCTTAAATGAGTTGCTAATGAATGCCGGAAAGAATGAGGATTTAATTTTTTATTTGTTAATTTCTTAGTACAAATTAATTTAGAATGCTCAACTTCTTTCAAAATTAATTCTATGATGGATTCAAAATGTTCTTTTGATATTTTTTTTCCTTCAAATAAAGAATAGACCCTATTAACAACATTATCTGAATTAAAAAAAGACATAGGTTCCCATTGTCTTATTTCTTTAAGTAATTCACTAGAATCATTAAATTCACTTAATAAATCAATAATTTTATTAGTATCTTTTGAAACCTTTCCTTTATTTGGAAATAATTTAACAGACTGAGTTGAATAATTCATAAATGATTTATAAACATTACAACTATGTAACTGTTTCCCGGATTTACTTTCAAAGATATATTTATTTCCCTTAAAATCCTGTTCTATTTCAGAGAATAAAGGAGAATCACATTTTAAATAATGATCTCGTTTATTTTTTGTTCCGGTAATTAATATTTTCACTCCCCCATTTTTTTCAACATTCTTTTTTAAAGCTCCAAGCGCTTCAGAAATTCTGCACCCTGTACAGTATAAAAATCGCATTAAAAGAGAGTCTCTTTTACTTACATTTTTAAAAATATGGATCAATTCCTCAATACTAAATAATTCATCTTTTGAAACCTTATGATTTATTTCAGAGGTTTTCAATTTTTCTTTGAAAATTTCTTTTATCAAAGTAACTGCCATTAAATCTCTTTTTACTTGAGGGATTTTTAAAAATGCTACCCTCAAGGCCGATTTACATAATTGCTGAGTTGCGGTTTTTCTATCTTTTCTAAACTCATTAAAAAAGAGAATTACCGATTGCATATTATTAAGACAATTTTTGTCCTTCAAAAAAGTATTATATTTTTCGATATATCGATTATAAAGCTCGTATGTTCTTTTTAATTTTAATTCGTCTTTTGCTTTCCTGAACTTTGTAAGAATAGGAAACTCAAATATCATATAATTATCACTCTGTATCTGCATTAATTCAGTCATAAATACCCCTCAATTTGTTATACTTGATAATGTGTACTTATGTATAATACTCTAAAAAGTTATACTTGTCAACTATTTTTTTTAAAGTATAAGTATTAATGGTTTGCGGTTTTCTGTTTTGCGTTATTTTTTACCAAAAATTCATATGCTGTACTCATACAGTCTATAAATTCGTCATTCTCTTTTCCATCCTCTGCACCGTCGAAAGCTTCCACTTGTTGTATAAATCTTTTATTCCAGGTTCCTTTAAGTAAATTAACTCTTCCAGCTTCAAATACAACTTCCAGCGGAATAATGCGGATCGCTTTTGCTTTCCTGACATTTACGGAATGAGTCTTTTTAATATTTTTAATTTTTGCTCTGATTGATTTTACCGCATCGATACTGTCAAGTGTACTTTCAAAAACTGTGGGAACTTGCAAGCCATCTTCTTTAATCTGCATCATTATTTTTTCATCCCTTCGGGGGGAATTTTCTCTAAATTCTGTACCGTCTATTATCCATAATTCAAGTATAGGAATATTTAAATCTGTATTCATCCCGATTTTTCTAAATCCTAATAATAAGGAACCAGTCGGATCCCCTTGCTTTTTACCCTTCCGTTTACCTGAATGTCCTAAATCATAAACTCTTGCATAGATTATTTTCTTTGGAAAATCATTAATAGAATCGTGATATCGTATATTATCTGTTTTTAAAATCGCTCCACCTCTTACAGTAGGTGAGCAGTCAAACAGAGATGATGCATAATATTTTCCTAATGTGCTGTATTGCTGTTCATACCAGTCATCGGAATATCTTTCAGGAAATAAATATTTACCAGGATAAATTCCTTCACCTTCATAATGCTCTGCTTTAGCTGGATATGTTATAAATTTAAATTTAGGAAAGTTAAAGTCTTCTTCCATCCGGTTTTTTATTCGCTGTCTCGGTCCGTTTATATTCCAGGGTGTGGCAAGTATGATCACAATGGCTGTCGGTGCCAAACGTGTCATAAAATCATTAATAAAAGCATCCCATATTTTATCTCGCATCGTTTGACTTTCACTTTGCTCTCTTGACTTAAAATAATCGTCAATAATGAGCATATGACTTCCT